TGGATTTCACGTAAATGTTCCCCCAGGGACAGATTCGGTTTTCCACACAATTACATCTCTTGGTGGTGGGGGTGGCGGTTGCTACTCAGGTGGTCCTACTTATGGACCCGACGTTGGCGGTAGTGGCGGAGGAGGCGGTGGTGGTGCGAACGGTCATGCTGGCGCTGCGGGAACCGCAAACCAAGGTTATGCGGGTGGCACTGGTCATCCAGACCAAATTCAAAATTCTGCCGCTGGCGGTGGCGGAGGTGCTGGCAGTGTCGGAGGCAACTACAGCGGCGGAAATGCGGGTGCTGGCGGAAACGGTGTTTCTAGTTCCATTACCACCAGCGCGGTAATTCGTGCAGGCGGTGGTGGTGGTGGTGGCAACTCTTCTGGTGGAAGCGCACAAGGCGGTGGGGGTGCGGGTGCTACTGCGAACAACGGTCGTGCTGCTGGAAGCAGTGCAAGCAGCAGCACTGGTGGTGGCGGTGGCGGCGCGGCTAGTCAAGGAGGTGGCGGAGGCGGGCAAGGTAATCATCGTGCTGGCGGAAACGGCGGCTCTGGCATAGTCATCGTTCGCACCTCTTCTAATGCACCCACCGCAACGACCACTGGCGCTGGCGCAACCCTCGTGACGCAGGGCGGGTACAAGATTTATACTTTTACTGCTTCAGGCTCAATTACGTGGTGATGTTTAATATGTGAAGCCCAAGCATGGACACTAGGAGCAGAATCTGCTATAATATAATATATGTCTATAGAACAAGCACAAACGCAAATAACAATACCAAAAGAAAAAATTCAAGAGTGGAATGTTTTCTTTGCGCTGCCCTGTTATGACTCGCATGTTACAGAACCATTCATGATGTCTTTTTTGCAGTCATTAATGTATTATAAAGATATTGGTCTTAAATATTCTGTTTGTACAATTTCAGATTCTTTAATCAACCGCGCAAGAAATAATCTTGTGGCTAAGTTTATGGGCAATCCAGATTTTACACATATGATGTTTATTGATGTGGATTTACAATTTGATAAACAATCTATTTTAAAACTATTATGGCATGATAAAGATGTTGTGACTGCATCTTATCCAATTAAGGAAATTAATTGGAATAAAGTTAAAGAAGGCGCACAAAAAGATCTAGAAGCTAAAAAGCTTATGGAGTATGGTTCTAGGTATGTAGTTCACTTAACAAAACCAGGAGAAGTTCAGCTCAATATTGAAAAAGGCGCAATAGAATGCTATGAAGCAGGTACTGGCTTTATGTTAATTAAGCGTCAAGTTATTGAAAAAATGATGAAAAAATACAAAAAGCTAAAATACAAAGACGATACCGGTGGACTTTCTGATGCGGAACAAGAAAATGCGTATGCGCTTTTTAATTCTTATGTAGATGATGGAAGATTTTTATCTGAAGATTATGGATTTTGCCGCTATTGGCAGAAAATTGGTGGTAAAGTCTGGGTTGATCCAAGTATTGATCTAACTCACTTTGGTAGAATAAGATATACTGGCAAAATGATGGAATATTTAAATAGAATTACACAATAATTTTAACAAGATTTCGTTACTATCTTTAATGATATAATTAAACTTTTTTTTAAGGAGTGTCATGGCTCGCCTAAGGTTTGAAACCGCACCACAAATAACTATTTTTGATGAATCAGTACAATTTAAAGCAGCGGCTAATGCTACTGTGCCATTGGCAGAATTTGTTAATTCAGAGAATGAAACTGTGGCTTCAATCTCTAAGGAAGGAAACGTTCTAGTTTCTGGTGATCTGACGGTTACTGGTAACGTGATAATCAATGGTAGTACCACTACCTTAAACACTGAAACTTTAGTCGTTGAGGATAATATCATTAGGCTCAACGGTAACTCAGCTGGAGCTGCAGCAAACGTCAATGCCGGTATTGAAGTTTACCGTGGAGCGAATGCCGTGGTGGCGCTTCGCTGGAATGAGGTAAATGACGTTTGGCAGGTATCGGACAATGATGGCAACTATCTTGATGTTGCCACGACCAGCGGTGTCGGTACGAGTATACAACAGCACAATTCGTCAACACACGTGCATGGTATTTCAAATACTTATGAACTTGTAACGTTAGCGGGAGCACAAACTCTCACAAATAAAACAATTAATGGCGCAACAATCGAAAGCCCAACTATAACAGGTGTATCGCCAGTTATTACATTGGATGGTGACTTGACGGGTAACGTTGCTTTGACAAATCTTGGCAGTGCAACGTTAACGGCAACGATTGCCGCTAATTCAGTTGCATTGGGTACCGATACAACTGGAAACTATATGGCAGATGTTTCGGCAGGAACTGGCATTAACGTTTCTCACACTCCTGGCGAAGGCTCTAGTGCATCGATATCCTTAAATGCGTCGATCAATGATTTGTCCGATGTGAATACTGGTTCAGTATCAGATGGACAATTTCTTAAGTATTTAAGCTCAAACAATCAGTGGGTTGGCGCAGCAATCCCAACTATCAACAATCTTGATGACGTTGGTGATGTAACGATAACCAACGCATTTGGGGGAGAAGTCCTAAGGTGGAATAACACCGCGTGGGTAAATGACAGAATTACCCTTGGTTTCGATACAGACGGAAACTACATGTCTAATGTTTCGGCTGGAACCGGAGTAACAATTTACCATGTCCCCGACCCAGGCTCGACTGCGACGATTTCAATTGGTCAGGCAGTGGGAACTGCATCTGACGTTACGTTTGGATCGGTTACCACATCTGGTAATGCCGCAGTTGGTGGCAATCTTGTTGTTACTGGCAACCTAACTGTTAGCGGAACCACGACAACAATCAATACCGTAACGCTGAGTGTTGCTGACAATGTTGTTACGTTGAACAGCGACTTCACTACGGGCTCTCCGACAGAAAACGCTGGCGTTGAAGTATTGCGTGGAAATTCTAGCACCGTTGCTCTTCGTTGGAATGAAACCAACGACAAGTGGGAAGCCACCACTGACGGAACTACCTATGGCAACGTCGTCACTACGGCAGATAGTGGAACCGTTTCAGCGGACATGATAGCAGATGTGCTATTTTCTGCGCAGACAGAAAGCTATACTTTGGCTTTGAGTGACAAAAACAAAGTTGTTGAAATGTCAAATGCTTCCGCAACTACCCTTACAATTGCAGCCGATAACTCAGTAAACTTTCCGACTGGATCGCAGATTACCATACTACAAACCGGTGCCGGTCAAGTAACGATAGCTGGAGCATCAGGAGTGACGGTCAACGCAACTCCAGGACTAAAGATACGCACCCAGTATTCAGCAGTTGTTGCTTTGAAGAGAGCTGCAAATACATGGGTTGTAACAGGGGACTTAAGCGCATAATATATGGCACTTAATCGTAGACGTGACTCGGGTGGCAAAAAGCCGACGACACCAACCATTGATACGGCTACGGCTGGTAATGCGGAAGCTACGGTAGCCTTTACTGCTTCTACTTATACTGGTAAAGCTACGGTTACTTATCGTGCTACGTCTAGCCCTAGCGGGATAACTGCCACCGCAGCCAGCTCCCCCATTACGGTTACGGGCTTGACGAATCGGAACAGCATACACGTTTACGGTCAGAGCAGAAACCTCTTATGGCGTTAATTCTGATGAATCTGCTGCCTCCAATTCCGTTACTCCGGTTGCTCCGCCATTCTTCCCCTTCTTTCCGCCGTTTTTCCCACCGTTCTTTCCACCCTTCTTCCCCTTCTTCCCGCCATTCTTCCCATTCTTTCCGCCGTTTTTCCCACCCTTCTTTCCGCCATTCTTCCCCTTCTTTCCGCCGTTTTTCCCACCCTTCTTTCCGCCATTCTTCCCATTCTTCCCATTCTTCCCGCACTTCTGCGCAAACTGCGGTAACATAGGCCCATGCTGTGGAATCTGTTATAGTACTAAATATGGCTACGGCTGCACCCAATAATTTGTGATATAATATGTACCTGAAAAGGAGAACATAATGTCTGACACTGAAAATAATTCTTGGACGCATCTAGAAGGTCCAACATCTGTTGAAGCAGATGATAATAGTGATAGTGCTTGGCCTATTCTTTTAATGAAATTTGGAGAATCAGGAGAACCAGGATTCGATGATAGTGTTACTAGTCTCGTAAGATCTCCTGGTGCCTTTGGTCATAATAATTCCGTTATGGTAAATTGGACAACATATAGATCAGAAACTGGTGAATTATTAGCAATTCACGCTAACTACGCCATTGATGAAAGCGATCCTGATTTTGATAAAATTAAAGAACGTCCTTACATGTTAATGGTCAACCCCTCTCATAGAAGAAAAGGTATTGGATCTATTGTGGGTCAGTTTGTTTATGATAGATATGTCGATAAACATGGAGGACCGCCAAATACAGATGCTCTCTATCACGATGTTCCAATGTCAACAATTGGAGCTGCCTGGCTTAATGATTTTTGGACAACATAATTTCTTTATTAATCTGAAATGTAGAGAAGAAAAAAGTATTTTCTTTTCATCTAAAGATGCTAAAGAATTGAAAATTATATCTAAACATTCAGAATTTCCATTTGGCTACAAAGCAATAGTAACATATCCAATATTTGTAAATATTTCTAATCCTATTTTTATTTCAGAAAATACCGAAAATGGTTTTAAAAAATTCCTTGTAAAATTTTATTTAACTGGGATTTATGAATTAAAACTGATGAGCGGAGACGATATAATCAATCATGGCGTTGCAAAAGTCTCATCGTCTTTTCTGTGAAAGGTTATAGGCATGGAGGAAAATATTAATCCATACTATTTATATAAAGAAAAAAGAAGATCAAATTTTACAATTGAAAATAACATATATAATTTTTATTGTTATGAGGAAATAGATAAGATTTTGAAAAATCCTTTTTGGGGAAAAGAATTTTCTAAGAAAAAAAAGAATGTTATCTATTCTTTAATTGATATTGATGATCCATTACATTCAAAAATTAGAAAAATCATTGCTCCATTTTTTTCTGCAAATTATGTTAATTGTTTTGAAGATACAATAAATAATATAGTTGATAAAACGATTAATGAAATAAAAGAAAAAGAAAAAATTGATATAGTTAAGAATTTTGGATTGATAATACCCATAGAGGCTATATCTAAGATAATTGGATTACCAAAATTTTATAATGATGATATAGAAAAGTATGCGTATGAAGTAACTGATGTTTGTGATCTTGATTTTATGAATGAACAAGATTTTATGAATGCTCTTAAATCTCACGATCTTGCTACATATGAAATATCTTCATTTTTATCCGATGTAATAGATTATAAGAAAAATAAACCAGGTGAAGATTTAATATCGTACATACTTCAAGATGGTCAATTGTCTCCCGGAGAGATACTAGCTCTTTGTAGTCTGTTGCTTATTGCCGGATTCCAAACAACATCAGATCTTATTTCTAGTTCAATATATCATATATGTCAAAATAAAAATATAAAAAATTATATAGTCAATAACTATTTAGCAGATCATCAGTTGAATGAACTTATTAGGTATGATACACCCGTACAAAGAGTCATGAGAGTAGCCAAATCCGATACTATTTTAAATATAAATAATCAAGAAATAAAATTTAAAAAAGATCAAATAGTATTTCTTCATCTAGGTTCCGCGAATAGGGATGAAAAAGTTTTTGAGAATCCAGATGTTTTAGATTTTGACAGAATGAATTCAAAAAAACATCTTTCTTTTGCGGCTGGAATGCACCTGTGTCTTGGTTTATTTTTGGCAAAAAGAGAAATAAAAATTTCTGTTGAAAAACTTTTTAAAGAATTTCCTAGTATTGAAATTATTGATTGCAAATGGAAAACGTCTAAAAGTTTTAGAGGCCTCGAAAAGCTTTATGTATCTATGATATAATTCTACTATATGTATAAATGGAGAGTTTATGGCAGAATCAACATGGGAACAGTATAAAAAGAAAAAGGCACAACAAAAAAATAGTATCCCAGAAGTTAAACCTCAGGACTTGTTAAATAAAGAAAATTATACCACATACGAAATTGCAAAAAGTAGAATGGATATATGCGAACAGTGCCCTGAGCTTACTAGAATAACCAAACAATGCAAACAATGTGGATGTTTTATGCTACTTAAAACAAAACTTACAAATGCAACCTGTCCATTAGGGAAGTGGTAATATGGAATATCTTGGTGATTCAAAATTAGGCATAGTAATTTATCGCAATAAATTACCTAAAGAATTAGAAATACCGCAAAGACTAGAGAAACTGGCTAAAGTAAAAAAATTTCATCCATACTATGGTTGGAAAGAAGCATTAGTTGGTCATCAAGAAAAAATGCCCGAGTATAGAGATTGTTGGGATTTCAAAGTTGCAGAAGGTCTTGCCAATATGGCAAAAGGTACAGAATACGATGATCTACACAAAGTGTACAATGAGGTTGGATCAGAGATAAAGCAATGTGTTACTGAATATTGCGGTCCATATAATATAACCATGAAATATATGGAATCAATAAATTTTGTTAAATATGAAAAAAATCAACACTTTCATTATCACGCAGATCACGGATTCTCATATGTGTGTACGGTTTCATCTATTGCATACCTTAATGATGATTATGAGGGCGGGGAATTAAGTTTTCATACGCTTGATTTAAAGCATAAACCTAGTTCCGGAGATATTATTGTCTTTCCTTCCAACTTCATCTATGCACATGCAGCTTTGCCCGTAACTGAGGGAGTGAAATATTCTGCTGTCACAATGTTTGACTACACTGATGATTTTCATAAACATCACACTGCAAGTTATCCAAAAACAAAATAAACATGAAATCATCTCGTACAAATAGTAAATCACAGCAAGATCAAAAAATAACTTTTGTATCCAATAGGGCTCACCTTAACAAGGAAAGCCCGTCGTGCCCTAAGCCAATTAAAAAATTACTTCCTTCATGGTACAAAGAAGCCAGTGTTTACATAAATGATCCAGCAACAAATCATCCATATGTAAATCCAGCTGATGGAGCAAAAATTCCAAACTGGAAAGCATGTGCGCCATTTTTCGATGCAATGTCTAGTGGGTATGCCCTAAGAACACCCTGTGATATTGAGTTCTATGAAGGCAATGGACGAATAAGGGCTAAGGTGCTGGATCTTAAATGTGCTGATTTTATTTGGGAAAGATCAGAAATGGCCGATTTTAATACTCCAATGGGTTATAGTAAAATGCATTTTGCTTGGTGGGTAGATTGGGGCGTTATTCTTTCCGAAGGTTACAGTGCCTTATATTGTCAGCCATTGAATAGATTTGAATTACCCTTTTTCAATACTAGTGGAATCGTAGATAACGATAAGGTAAATCTGTTTGGGCAAGTGCCATTTTTTATGTTTAAGGGTTGGACTGGAGTAATACCAGCCGGAACTCCTTATCTTCAAATTATTCCATTCAGAAGAGAAGATTGGGAATCGGAAATAATAATTGAAAATCCAGGTAAAATATATGATAAAAATGTTAAAAATTCTCAAAAATATCGAGTGCCCAATGGAGGGGTTTATAAAAATCAAGTTTGGGAAAAGAGATCATACAAATAATGAAAAATCAAAACACAGATGCTCCAGTTCAATATCAGGATAACAATGATGAATGGTGGCTTAAAGAAAGATTAGAAACTTCATCATTTAGAATGTCTATTAAAAATTTAGACGGTGACATAACTGTTTCTAATCCAGGTTTAGGATTAAATATATATCACAATGTTTTTTCTAAAAACGATGCAGACAGATATATAAAAATTCTCGAAGATAATTTAACCAATGGAAAAATTTACAAATGGTCAGAAGCTCAAGTAACAAACTCTACAACTCCAATTAAAAAAGCTAGAGATTGTGTAGATTTTAAATTTAAGCCAGAAAATTTAGGCTTTCGTAACTCCTATAATTCAGAATTGCTAGACCTACATAAAGAGATATATGATAAATTAAAACTTTGCATTGATGATTACGCAAGATATTGGGGAATTAATGTTGTTTATTATGAGGCTTTTAATTTCGTAAAATACGAAGGTGAAGGCAAACACTTCAGGATTCACGCAGATCACGGTCCGGCATATAACTGTACTGTATCTGCAGTTATTTACATCAACGATGACTATGATGGTGGGGAAATACAGTTCCCAAGATTAAATAATCATATACATAAACCCAAAGTTGGGGATATAGCAGTCTTCCCTTCCAACTATATATACGAGCATGCGTCATTGCCAATAAAAAATGGTACTAAGTATTCTGTAGTTATAATGACAGACATCAACAAATTAGGTCATCATGTTTGATATTTCAGTTGAAAAAACCAAAGATTCAATATTTGAAATAAAGCCAATGTCTGTTAAAAGAGATTGGATGGATCACACAACAAGCAAACACGCATATAGATGTTTCCCTGTTACTCAAGCAAATGTTGTTGGCTTTAGTCTTTCATGTATTGAGGATATAATATTTACCTGGGACGGAATGAATGACGAAACAGCCGATCACATACAAATTACTCGTCCTTTAGGTGCGTATGGTGGTAGGGGTCAATCATCAATAAGTTTCGATACGGGATTGGTTTTTAGAACCGATAATGATGTAAGCCTTTGGACAATTAATCCTGTTAATTATTTTAATGATGATTTTGAAACAATGTCCAATTTTATTAGCACATCTTTCTATAATCAACCACTTCCTCTAGCTATAAAAGCAAAAAAATCAAATGTCGAAGTAACTATAGAAAAAGGCACACCTATTGCTACTATCATCCCGATTTCTCTGACGAATTTGAACAATACGTCAATTACTATTGTCGATTATTCCGATCCACAAAGAAAAAGAGAAGAATCAAATATGAAGTATGGTGCGGCGGCAGGGCAACTGAATAAAATCGGAAAATATACCGACTGGTATAGAGACGCCGTTAATGAGAAAAATGAATCTTTGGGATCACACGAGGTAAAAGCATTGAAGCTTCATGTTATCGATAAAAGAAAGAAGATGTGATGATATGGACTTAGGGGAAAAAAGAGTGCTGGTAGTCAGGAAACCTTCAATGACTCCCTCTGGGTTTTTCGGGCATGCTGCAGAAAATATTGTGGAACTGGAAAATTTCATGACCAAAGAAGAAGTAGATTTTTTAGAAAGCTCAGCAAGACAGATAACTATTTGGGATGTTACCGAAAGTCATGTCAATGAAAATGGCACCGTCATCTATGATGCGCTCTATTGGAAAGATAGGGTGGCTACTAGTCCCACATTAGATAAAAACAATCCCAAAATTGTTCCACTGCTTGATAAGCTTTTTCAAAGATTAAAGCCTATCGTTGAAGACTTTTTTAAGGTAGAAGTTAAACCAACTGGACAAACAATCGTAAAATGGAATCCAGGACAGTATCAACTGCCGCACGCAGACAAAGAGCTTCACTCAGGCCCGGATGCCGGTATGCCAAATGACTTTCCAAATTATGATATAGCAAGTTTGTTTTATATTAATGACGACTATGAGGGTGGAGAGCTGTATTTCCCAAATCAAAAAGTTCAAATTAAACCTAAAAAAGGAGCTGCCTACTTTTTTCCTGGAGACATGAATTATGTTCATGGTGTTACAGAGGTGAAGAATTCTGTTAGATTTACTTGTCCTTTTTTCTGGGAGATTCTTAAGCATACTGGAGACGTCAAACCAGATCCGAATACACAGTACTATAGAATTTTCCCAAGTAAAGAAGAGACATCAAGCTGGGATCCAATCAGGGGCATAAAAAATAATGGATAACAAAATACTAGAACCAATAGAGATATATCCCAATATTCTTGTATATAAAGGTTTGTTTAAAAACATTCAAAGTTCATATCAAGTTCTTTTAAATTCACTAATAGAGACTGAAGATAGACTCTTTAGTCCTTGGACACAATGGTCTATTTTTGGTAAATATTTAAATCCAATTATACCTAGTTTCAATTCATCAGATAAATATGGTAATTTAAAAAATATTGTAACAAACACAGAAGTTCAAGAAAATGAAAAACAATTTGGTATTGAAATGATGGAAAATTTTTATTTAGTTACAGAAGATTATATTAAACGACATAACATAGATGTAGACTTGGATGCAACAACTATAGACGAAAACGGACAAGCCACACCATTATGGAGATGGACTGGAGGAACTATAGGTAAATATCATGTAAGTAATGATGAAGAGCAACATGGTATGAGATATCATTCAGACTATATAAGAGAGCAAGGAGATGCTCCAGGTTATAAGTTTGTAATAACATGCACAATTTATTATAATGATGATTATGAGGGCGGAGAAGTTGATTTTGCAATGGGAGACAAACTTGTAAAATACAAGCCAAAAGCAGGAGATCTTCTTGTTTTTCCATCTGGACACCCAGATTATTTAACAGAAGATGAAATGCCATACCTTCACGGAGTTATGCCAGCGTATAAAAATAATAAATTTTTGTCAAGAATGTACTGGCAAAAATATCAAAAAGGAACAGACGAATGGTACGAAAAAGAACAAGAGTTCGGCAAGGATGTTTGGGCTGCAATGCAACCACAACTTGAACAAGAGTTTAGAGATAAGCATCCACAAAAAAGAAAGATCGAAAATGGAGTTAGAATAAAATGAACCTAGAAAATAAAAATAGACTAACTAAAGATATAATTATTTATGAAAATTTTATTGATGTTGAAACATCCGGTAAATTAATTACCGTATTAGACAAGCACGTTGAAGCGGGGAAAATGACTTGGACGCCAATATCATTTTATGAATCTTATTCTTCGGTTCTTCCGCAGGATGATGACGACGTGGTGATTGAAGAGGGATTGGCGCCAACTATTTTTTCCGACATAAAACAGGGAATTATTAATGCTATTGCCAGCGTTCATGACTTGGATCCAAGCATTATCTGTCAGATCGGTTATCATACTCAAAAATGGGAACCCGGAGCTTATGCAAGAATACACTCAGATAACACAGATGAAAAAGGTGTGTCTGGCGCATTTACTAGAAGCAGATATGCCGCTTTCTTGTACTTAAATGATGATTTTGAAGGCGGGTTGTTAAAGTTCCCAGATCAAAAATTAAGCATTAAACCTAAGATAGGAATGCTTGCAGCCTTTGATGGCGGATTCAA